ACTAAATCTTGTGGAGTTGGAATCGGAATTGCTGTAGTATTAAGTCGAATAAACTCATAACTATTATCAATTTGTGCAGTACCATCTTTAATAAGAGTGTTATCTTCATAAAGATTATTGCCCATTCTTTCAATTTGTTTTTGAAGAATGGTTTGAGATTGTGTTAACTCTCTTGCTTGGAGTTTTCTACCGCTATTAAAAAGAATACGATAAAAGTTATCGCTATCAGCGTAATCATCCTTATAGGTTGTGCTAAAAGTATTTTTATTGACTATTTGTACCATGCTTTATCCTATAACGTAATAATAACTTTAACATCGTCTGTGTTACCAGTAGATCTTTGAATTGCTGCTCTATTTTCTATATAAACAACTTCACCAGTTCTATTATCTATATCGGCATTTGGATAATGACCTGTTGGAGCGAAGTTTGTAATATCTGGATTTTCTATATTATCTGCTATATTAAATGCTCTAAATCCAGTAGCTTCTGTTTGATAATAATATGCTCTATCACCAACAACATCACCAATAATTGCAGAGAATCCACTTGCTTGTGTAACAACTGGATCTGTAAGAGTTGAAAGTTGAGTAATATCTGAAGTAAGACCAGTAAAATATGGCATAATTCGTGCAGTATCTGATGTGACTAAAGTTCCGCCATTATCTCTTGGATCTTTTATAATACCAACTTGGCGGAAATCTCTGTTATCTACTGGAAAATCTGGTTCTGTATCCGCACCTTCTTCTTCGCCTTCGATCTTTACATCAAACATAAGAGAAGTCGATCTTAAATCAAATACTGGATTTGCACCTACACCCGAATCATTGCCATGAAGTACTGCTCTTGCTGTGGCATCTGTAGTAGCACCACCACCCGAAACAACTACATTAGCATAATCATAATTTCTTCCAAATAATGCTAAACTATCAACACTACCTGGATTGATAAGAGGAGCATCAGCCATTTCAATTTTAGATACTGCACCGCCACTTACAAATGCTGTAGCAGCAGCAATAGGTGTATACGTATTTACTCCAGTACTATCACCATTACCATAAATTGTAACAGTAGGAGCTGAAGTATATCCTGCTCCACCTTCATTTGTAAGCTCAATTCCTAAAATTTGTTTTGGAATCGCAGCATCACGAATACCAGCTTGAACTTGTTGAAGTGCATTTAAACCAACATCACCAGTTTTTACGTATTCAACTGGCATGAAGTTTGCTGATAAGAAAGCAGAAGCTTTAGCACCACCAATAGTATAAAGGTATTTCCAAATATATCCATCAGCCGTTTCGAAATGTTTAGTAGAAGTACCAGTTGGTTGTACAGTTGAAGGGTTAATTGCACCTGTAGCATCACGTGATTGTTTTAAACAAATATAAACTTGTTGTTCATCAGTCATCACATAATATGGATTTTGGTTCGTAGCACCTACGGTTCCAGGTGTTTTATCTCTTGCATCGTCGTATTGAGAATAGTTTGTACCAGATGTCCAGTTAAAACGTGGAACAACAAAAGAAACATCAGTAACTTTTTTGGCAGCCTGCGCGCTAAGTCTAAAGTTTCTTTCATCACGAATACTATTATCTGGTGTGCCAGTAGGAACTGTATCATCATTGTTCCAATCTTCACCACGACCAATAGCAACATAATACGTTGCTAATGAACCTTTAATATCATCATAAATTACTTGTAAAAAGTCTCTTTTAAGTTTATCAGTTACGACTGCAGGCATTTTCTATTTCCTATTAAGCTATTGTTGCACCGTAGTGACCAGCGACATACCAATTTGTACCATCCCATACTAAAGTCACTGCATCATATTGATCTAATGCAATTGTTGTTCCTTGCGCAAAACTATCAGGAGTTATTGTTACAATACCAGCTCCTTTGTTTGTCATTATTTTTACTTCACCGGCAATAGCTCCATCATCTAAATCAATTGCCATAGCTGATGCTTTATTATATGAAATGCATGAAGTTGAGGTATTATCGAGAGTTGCATTATCAGTAAGAGCTGTTTGTTCTAGTCTCAATCTTCCAACTTCTACAGACCCACTACCTTTAGCATCAATATTTAAGCTTACATCAGTGCTACTTCCCTGTGCAGAAATTAAAGGATTATTAGCATTATTTACTCTTATGTAATTCGCAGTTCCTTGTCTATCTAATTCTAATATAGTATTATCTTGTGAATCTTGTAAAGACTGCTGAACTATTGGTCTATATAAAGTTTTATTAGCCATTGTTTGAGCATGATCTAACATCGCAAACGTATCATTAGATGTAAGATTCGGCAAAGTAATATTAATATTGCCTGTAAGACCACCAGCAATTACTGAATATTGGTGGCTTGAATCAGCATCCCAAATTTTAGGATCATGTAAAACTGGACCATTTAATGCTGGCGATAATAATGTTTTATTTAATAAAGTCTCGGATGAAGAATCAGTAACTAAAATACCATCTGCATCTGGCAAATAAATATTACGATCTGCCGTTGCATTTGCGGCTCTTAGAAAAGTTTCATTCGTATCAGGAGTTCCTTCAAACTCAATGCTTGAATCATTAATAGTAATACTTGCTGACAAAGCTGTACCACTACCAAAGGCAGTATAAATTTCATCAAAGTTAGCATTGATCTTTTGACCAGCAGATCTTAGTGTATCGCCAGTTCCGTCATTTGCTGTTGTGCCTCTGCTGATTATTTGTTTTGACATATTAAAACCTATAAAATTTAATTCTATTTATATCGATTTATTCGATTAATTTAAACTTATAATGAAGAATCTCTATGGTGGAAGAATGGATTATATCTCGAGAACATATCGTTATCCATTGTTTCGATTGCATTTGAGAAGTCCATAACTGGATCAGCAATAGAATCTTCATCAAATGTATGAGAATTGTTACTAGCAAAATCTCCTACTTCATAGAATCTAATAAGTTCTTCTATTGTATAATTTTGATAATCTGCAATGGTGTTATACAACATATCAACGTGAGAATCTTGATAGTTAACGTTACCATCGCGTTTCCAATCAGAAGTTTTAATTGTTCCACCTAGTTCAGAATAATAAACTTCATTGTTAGTATTTACTGAAACAATTTCACTAAATCTTGATTGCTGGAAGATTGGTTCATATACTTCATTTACATAAGAAATAATAGCAGAATCTTCGAGTGGGAAACTTACTCCAATTGGCATAGTCGCTTGAGAGGTAAATGATGTTTCACCTTCAAAATACCAACCTGCTGGATGCATAAATTTCTTATATAGAGTTTCATATTGGTTACGAGAAAGACCAAGTTTTAGAAGTAATGAATAGTTTTGATAAAGCTTATAATCTTGAATATAATTTTCATAGTCAGGACCAATTTCATCTTCACCAACTATAAAAATATCTTTCTTCGGATATATGACTTCGACTTCAGTTTGAAAGAATGTTTTAAAAAATTCTTCAATACCTTTTGGTGTACCTTTTTCTCGATACAAATAGGCAAGTCTTTGAAGAGCAAATCTCGCATTTGTAAACTTTTCATTATTTTCAAGACGACTTGCAAGTTCATAAGTAAGCTGTGCTAAAAATTCTTCTGGTATTTCTTCAGTATCTCTTAAAGATAATATTTCATGAATTTTATTATCGAATGCATGAGTACCACCATCTGAATCCATAAAATCGTAATATGCATCAAGAAAATTTAAAAGCTTCGGATAATTCTCACGTATATGAGAAGACAATACTTCTTTTACACGTGATTCGTGAAAAATATCCGGTCTTCTATTTTTCTGATCGTTACGATGTCCCATTATAGACTCACACTAGTTTCCTGATAATCGATAGTCGCTGTAGCAGCAGCTGCTGCTTCATCAAAAGTAAGAATATAATTTCTGAGAGGTTTTACAACTGATTGATTTGCAGGTACTACAGAAATTTTAAGATCTGTTCCGCCATCAATTGACGATGGGTTAAAACCAACTATACTTACTTTACCGCTTCCTTCTTCATAACTTCCAGCATTATCAACGATAACATCACCAGCAGTAGATACAATTTCTAATTTATTAGTATTAAGTTTATTTCGTAAAGTACATGTTATAGCACCAATACTAAATCTTCCAGAAGTTACTCTATATTCTTGATCATCTGGACCTGCAATGGCCATTGGAAAGTTTAATGTATAAGCAAGAGTTTTATTTAAAATAGGAGTAATTCTTTGTTGAACCTTTACAGTAATTGCCGAGTTCAATATCGCAACATCGATATCATCGATTTCTGCTAAAAGATTCGATCTTCTAAATACAGAACCAAATGTTGATAAGTTTTCTTCGAAGAACTCTGACATTTTATCAACAACAGCATTTTGAGTTGCTCTTGGTGTTGCAGTAGTAAGATCAGGATCAAAGTTAAATTGACAATTTAATTCTAAGAATGTTTCTTCTACATCGGCAAATCTCGTTTCAATTGACATGATACCAAGGTTATCTGTTAATTGACTTACAATAGCATCTTTCGTTGCTTGCTGTGATTCTGTAGAAATACCAGTTTTGAATTTCAAACCAATGTAAACAACACCATATACAGGAGGAACATTATCTGCACCACCCCATGAAATCACATCGTCAAGAACATTTCCGTATTTTGCTTTTACTTGTGCGAGATAATCTTCTGCAGTCACAAGCCTTTGTTGAGATGCAAAGGCGACAGGAGCATTCAATCGAATCGAATCCATGGTTTCTTTTTCATCACCACCTGCAGATTCTGATATTGTAGTAATGCCAAGGGTATAGTTACCAAAACCCTCAACTGAAACTGTAGATTCTGGCGTAAACAATGTACCACCATTTCCTTCAGGTCCCTTCGTTGAAAGGTATGTAATTACGATTTTATTTCCAGCTTCAGGACGTTTACCTGTTGCAAGTCCATCACCAAAAATAAGTTCGTAATACCCATTCGGAACTTCTTTAATCTGATATAAAGTAGAATCAGATGTGATTCTTGGAGCATCTAAGATATCAGTATATGTTGCTGCATCAGATTCGTCACTTGTTGCTGTAGGATATACTTTTACTTCAAGAGTATTTGTGTCGATTGTAGTATCAGGAATCACAAATACTTGTTGTTCATCAATTTCACCAACATAGAAAGTTTTTGTTTTTTCTTTACCTTCATATATCGGCAAGTTTAAACTCCCATCAGTAAGTTTAAATTGATATAAACCATTTGAATTCGGTGTAGCACTATATTTTTCAATTGTTCTAAATGTATAAGAAGTTCCTTCAATTTCTGTAGAAAAAGAAGTTCCTTTTGGCAATTGAACAAGCGAAGGTCTACTGACTTCTGGAATATTAATGTAAAGATTTACAGTAGCTGAAGATGCTGAACGAGATCTTGGAGCATAACCAACAGCAGCTGCAAGAGAAACAACCGAAGATCTTAATTGTGCAGTATTTAAAAATGATTCATTGATACCAAAGTTTGCAATCAATCCATTGACATGCGTATTATATGCCAATACATCCATAATATTATTTAATGCAGAACCTTCAAAATTATAATCTGAAAATTCTGATTTATCTTGTATATATGTCTTTAACGCATTTTTAATATTGTCAAAATCTAATTGAGTTGATTTAATAGTAGTTGTCATCTCAGCCTCGTAATATCTATTTCTTCGTCAACTACAACATCTGTATTGACAACTTTAAATGTTAC